TTAAAATTATTAAAGAGGGGAATACTATACACAATTTCCCGAAAGGGGAAATTGTCTAATGAATACATAAAGGAATAATTAATGTCTGACCCGACAGTATTTGATAATCCAGAAAAGAAAGAAGAAAATAAAGAAATCTCTCCTTATGAGTCTATTCTTCAAGAAATTAAGAATGACAGAGGAGAACAGAAATATAGGAATTTAGAAGAAGCTTTGAAAGCTCTTAAGAACTCTCAGGAGTATATTCCGACACTACATTCACAGATTGATGCATTGAAGACAGAGAAAGAGATGTTGGAAAAACAACATGAGAAGTTTCTAGGGATTGAAGACAAATTGGAGCTTCTTCTCAGGAAGGAAGAAGACAATTCTAATCCTCCAAAGGTGGAACCTAAAGTTGAGGATAATAATGATAAGATTGATATTAACCAAATTGATAGTCTTATCCAACAGAGGTTGCTACAAAAAGAAATAGAAAGAGTAGAAGCAAATAATCTTAAGACAGTAAGTGATACAATTTCTTCTGTCTATGGGAATGAAAAAGCATTTGAAGTTATAGCAAAAAGAGCTACCGAGTTAGGAATCAGTGTAGAAGATATGAAAAGATTGGCGGCTAAGTCTCCTGATGCTGTATTTTCTATGTTTGGAATTAATAAAAATTCTATGTCTCCCAATGTGTCTTCTACTGTCAATTCTGCTTCTCTTAGACCTGTAGAGAATTCAGAAATTAGAAAGAATGATAAGTCACTTAGTGGTCTGACAACAAATGAAATTGTTGAAGAATTTAAGAGATCAAAAACTATGGTAGAACAGATAAGAAATAATCAGATGGATATTAATGATCTGTCAGACCCTAAAGTATATTTTAAATATTTTGGTAAAGGTTAAAAATATAAATGCAAAACAGAGCTAATACGCAAGCTTTTATTGAAGCTGAACAGTATTCTGCTTTTATTCTCCGTAATCTTGAAGATGGTTTGTTGCCACAGACTTTCTATCGTAACGTAACTGATTTTTCTAGTGGAACTACGTTGCATATTAAATAATGGTATGCTAATCTTTTCTAAATAACGTGAAAGCTTATTGCTAACACGAAGGAAGGTATATGGCTCTGAAAGGATGCTATGTTAAGATTTAAAGAAAATGAAATTAAGTATCTAGCAGGTTTGTTAGATGCGGATGGAAGTCTCTTCTTTAGCTTTGTGAAATATAAAGAAGATATGTACAATGTAAGATTAAATTTGGTATTACAACAATCAGAATCTATAGATATGAATGGCTCTCTTATTAAATATCTTTCAGGTGTTATGGGGGATTATCTACATATAGAGTTGCATAATAAAGATTGGAGCGATGCTAATAGGTGGTATATTACTTCTCTTAAAGAATTAAATATGTTAATACCACGTGTTGTAAAACATATGGTGATTAAGGCTAAACATTGGAAGAGACTATTAGATAAATATAATAACTTATATGGTAAAACAGTGTCTTTTGAGGAAATGATGAAACTGAAAGAGTTTTCAAAAGAATCTAGAAAAGATACAGGACCATTAAAACCAAAGAAACACCCTACATGGGCTTGGGTAGCTGGATATTTGGATGGTGACGGTTGTTATTATATGAGAACGAGAAAGAAATGGAAAGGTATCTGGAAGGAATTACAGGTATCTGTTGTGTCAAAGAATGAAGATGATATTGGCATCCTTTTTCTTAAACATGCATTTTCTGGAAGGATTTCCCAAACAAAAGAATCATATAAAACTTATACTAGAAGTTTAGGTATTAAAGATTCTTCTTTTGCAATATCCTTTTTAAGGAAGATGTATCAACATTCTAAATTGAAAAAACATAAAATTTCTTTAATGCTTAACTACCACCTGCAACGACTAAACGAAAAGACTCCTGCGGGAGATGTTATAGTCTAATATATTCGATTATATATGCAAAACTATCGGTGATGTAACGATTCAGGATGGTGGAGAAGAAAAAGTACCAAATGCAACACCAATTGATACTGGTGAAGTTTTTCTGAATATCAACTATTGGAAGTCTGATGCTTGGTATGTTAAGATGATGGCGTACTTTAAATCTGGAGTAAATAACTGGAATTACGCAGTGTAAGACCAGAGAGAAGTTTCTACTAATCTTATTTTATACGGAGTGTATAATGATTGATTTTAAATATGCAGCAGGTTTTGTTGATGCTGATGGTAGTATTCAAATACATGCAAGAAAGGTTGAAGGTGGTTTTCATATATTTCCTGTGTGTAGTATGTCTCAATTACCTTATAGAGATCACTTTTTAAGAGAGTGTGCTGATTTCTATGATCTTACTGTACATCATAATGAAAGAGGTACTTCCGAAATAAGGATAAGTGGTGATAAAGGAAGAAGATTCATTGAGGCTATTAAGAATCATCTTGTAATTAAAAAAGAACTTGCTGAATATGTGTTGTCTCTTGAAGGTACTTTTACACAAGAACAACTTGATGCAATCAGATTGGTAATTAAAAACCTTAGAAAGAATAATACACCAAATAAGAATTTTCCTTCTAGGAGATGGGCTGCTGGTTATGTAGATGGAGATGGTTGTATCTCTGCTTCTATAACAAAGAGAGGCGGCCTTGAATGTAGATTAAGTATTTCTACATGGATTCATGCTCAAGCAGGTATTAAGCTTATGCAAAAAGCATTTGGTGGATACATCCAAGAATATAGTAATACAGCTAATTGGAGAGTATCTTTAAGTCCTTCTAAGGTACAGGAATTTAAAGAGTTCTTTGGAAAACATCTTAGGATTAAGAAAACTCAATTAGAACTCGCATACGATTTCATTGGTAATAATAGGCACTCCAAGAGAAATGGAGCAACCATTGAAGATTATCGTAATTTCTGTGAAACACTCGCAACGACTAAATCTCTAGACCTTCAGTAATGAAGGATGCTATAGTCTAATAGTTTGAAATAACTATCGCACTGATGCTCTTCGTGAGGATGGTACTCAGATTGAAGCATTGATGGCTGCACGTGCTCAGGCATCCACTCGTGCTATTCAGGAAGTGTTTGAAACGGATTTCCTTGCAGAAGCTAATAAAGCTCAGACTGACAAGGACCCGAACAATGTAAACGGTTTCGCCCATCGTATTGTTTCTACGGAAACTAATAATGTAATTGATCTTAAGCATATTTCTAATTTGAAACTTGCTTTTGACAAAGCGAATGTTCCAGCAGCAGGTCGTGTACTTCTTGTTGACCCTGTTGTTGCAGCTACTTTGCAGGAAAAAGTAAGTCTTGTTTCTAACATCACTCCATTTGCCCAGAATCTTCTGTTGAATGGTTTTGATCGTGAACATCAGGGCTTGTTTAATATTTATGGCTTTGATATTATCACGAATAATAGATTGCCTAAAGGTAGTTTTGGTGATGGTACAACATCTGTTACCGGTGCTGTTGCTAATATCGCTATGTGTATCGTTGACGATAATTGTCGTCCAATGATGGGTGCATGGAGACGTATGCCACGAGTAGAAACTAAACGTTATCCAGAACTTGAACGTGATATGTTCTTTGCTTCTTGTCGTTATGGCTTTGGACCACAGCGAGTAGATACGCTTGGTACTATTATCACTTCTGCTACGAAACACTAATGAGAGGATAATATGTCATACGAAAAAGATAAAGTAAGAAGAGTATATCAGCACTATGGTTCGCGTATTTCTGGTGGTGATGTAGGGCAGGAAAGTTCTATTAACAGTGTAAGACGCTTTGTTGTAGGAATTAACAATACAACTATTGGTCCTGATCCATATATTGCTCCGGTTATCATTCCTAAAGGCGCTAAGCTCGCTAAAGCAACTTTGTTTGTTAATAGTCCTATTACTCTCACAGCAGATACAAGTATTACTATTGGAGATTCTACTAATGGTATTGTTATTTCTGATGATGATTTGAAAGTAGCAGGTACTAAGAATGTTACTACAGGGGCTACAGGTACTTGGGCATCTACATCCACTACAGGTTTGACTGAAGATCAGGTTATTGCTGTTAAAAACAGTGATACTACTTTGACAGATTTTCCGGGTGATGCTACCCTTGTATTGGAATTTGAATATAAATAATTAAATTTATTTAGGAGAAGGGGAGGTAATACTCCCCTTTTTTATTATGAGATATACACTATTAGAGATTGTTCAAGATATTTTGAATGAGATGGATTCTGATGAAGTTAATAGTATTGATGATACTGTAGAATCCAAGCAAGTTGCTCAAATTGTAAAATCTACATGGAGAAACATATGCGCTAATAGAAATTGGAGTGGTCAAAGGAGATTAATTCAATTAGATGGCTATTCTAATACAGAGAGACCTAATTATATTAAATGTCCTCCTTCAGTTAAAAGAGTTTTGTCTATAACATATAATTGTAAATCTGCTGATGACGAGAAAGACAATTATAAGGAATTGAGATATAAAGAGCCTGATGAATTTCTTAGGTTTGTTTATACAAGAGATAGTACTAATGAGAATATAATAAAGGTTAAAGATTTTAGTGGTACAGCATTACTTATCAGGAATGATTGTGCTCCAACATATTATACATCATTTGATGATTCTTATATTGTAACAGATTCTTATGATAAGAATGTAGATGATACGCTTCAGTCTAGTAAAACTCAAGTATTAGCTTATGTTTTAAAAGAATGGCAACATACAGATGATGCTGTTCCTGATTTACCTGAAGAAGCTTTTCCAGCTTTGATTGAATCTGCTAAATCTACAGCTTTTTTAACATTAAAACAGATGGATAATCCAAAAGCTGAAGCAGAATCTCAAAGACAACAGAGATGGCTTTCTAGACAGGAATGGGTAGTTCATGGTGGAATTAGATTTCCTAATTATGGAAGGAAAGGTCTTAAATGATTGAGTATAGAAGTTATATTATTGATAAAGCAAGTGATAAGAGATATTATTGTATTAAACCTAATAAAGGAAAAACACCTGTAGAGTTGTCTGGTATTTTTACTTCTGTAGCAGAAGCTAAAAATAAAATTGATTCTTTTATTGTTCTTCCTAATGGAAGGATTGAATAAGGAGTTCTTTTATGCCTAAGCAAGGACAAAGAACTGATAAATTATCTTTTATTGGTGGTTTTAATACAGAAGCTAATATAGTCAATTTTCCTGCTGACTATACAATTGATGAATTTAATTTTGAATTAAAGTTAGATGGTAGTAGAGAAAGGCGTTTAGGTCTTTCTATAGAGAGGCCCTCTTTTCCTTCTGCAAATGTTTTTGATAACAATCATAGCTATTATATATGGAAAAATGTTGCTTCTAGAGCTGACTTAAATTTTATAGTTATCCAAGACAATAATGAATTATATCTATTTGATGTAGAAAATGAACCATTTATAAATGGTTATAAATGTTCTTGTGTTTTGGATAGTTTTTCTGGAAATATATGTTCTTATGCATCTATTGACGGTAAGTTAATTGTTGTAGATGGTGATGAACAAATAGCTGTTTGTGTTTATGATTCTGATACTAATTCTATAAGTGTTACTTATAGAAGATTATTTGTTAGAGATCAATGGGGAGTAGAGGAATCTACAAGTGGAATTGTTTCTGATAGAACTTTAACTTCCTCTTTTGAAATTTTAGAGTTTGGTAAAGGAACATATTCTGTTAATTTTGTAACAAATTTTACTAATACACCTACAATTACTTTTGAAGCAAATAACACTTTAGTTTCTTTTGTTTTAACTTCTTCTAGTGCTTCTGGATTTACAGTACAATATAATGTTCCTCCATATAGTATTGAAAAGACAGTAGTAACTTGGAAAGCTGTTGGTACAATTAATGAACCATCTGAGAGTTCAGATAATCAGCGGGTAGGTGATAATATCTATAGAAGATATAATCTTCTTAATCAAGGTTGGAATATCGCAAGAAAGAATTCTGCTGGATCATTTGTTGATCCTATAGATTATTTTGCATCTGGACATGGTAACCTTTTACCTGCTGCAAACGAAAGTGTTTATACTGGATTGCAGTTTCAATCAGGATATTGGAATGGTAGTGCATGGACAGAACCTTGGGAAAGAATGTATCTCCATATGTATGATGATTCTATGGAGAGTACAGCAACAAAGATTGCAAAAGGTGCTTTTATTATTGATCTTTTAAATAGAGGAGCTAGTAGGAATACTGCTTGTAGTTCAAATAGCGCTAGATACCCTAGTGTTAAAGCAGTTTCTGTTCCTAGACAAGATAGAACTAAAGGAGGACCTACTTGTGTATGTGACTTTTCCGGACATGTTTTTTTTGGTGGATTTAATGGAGAAGTTACTGATGGAGATAATAGAAGTCCCAATCTCTCTTCATATATAGCATTTTCAAAGCTTGTAAAGAGTATTTCAGATATTGGAAAATGTTATCAGGAAGGCGATCCTACTTCTAGAGAATCAAATGATCTTCTTGATACTGATGGTGGTTTAATCCGTATTTCAGGTGCTGAAAATATTCTTTCTATGAGAGTATGTAGTAAAGGATTATTAGTTTTTGCTTCTAATGGTGTTTGGCTTATTCTTGGTGGTAGTGATTATGGTTTTACAGCAACAAATTATAAGCAGCAGAAATTAACAGAATTTGGTGCTATATCAAGAAATAGTATTATCGGTGAAGATAGTAATATTTTTTATTGGGGAGAAGATGGTATTTATCAAATTGCTCCTGATCAATTTGGTGATCTTCAAACTAATAAAGTAAGTCTTACTACTATTCAAACGTTTTTTAATAACATTCCTTATGAGAATAGGGGTAAAGTTAACGGTTCATATGACAGTATTTCTAAAAAACTAAGATGGATATATGAATCTAATGACGATTATACTGATGAACTTGTTTTGGATTTATCTTTAAAAGCATTTACAAAAAATAGATTTTATCATACAGTTTTTAAATCAAAAATTATAACTCCTATATCTTTATTATCTCCTCATTATATTGAGGATGAGAATGAGGATTCTTCTGTAAGAAAATATTACTCTACTATTTATCTAGTAGCTATGCAAGATAGATATTATACTTATGTTACAGATGATGATGGGAATATAGTATATGATAAAGATAACAAGCCTATAATTGATCAAACAATTTATCAATATGGTTTTACTTTTGCTAAATGTATAAATAGAAGTTTTAAAGATTTTTATGAAATAGATGATATTGGAAAAGATGCTAAAGCATATATGATTACTGGTTGTAATACAGCAGGAGATAGTGGTATTGCAAAACAGATTCCATATCTTATTTTATATTTTAAGAAGACTGAAATACAGAAAGATATTGAAGGTCCAGCTAGAGAATCTTCTTGCTTTGTAAGCAGTAGGTGGGATTGGAGTAATTCATCTAATTCTCATAGATGGTCTCCTAAGTTTCAAGCTTATCGTATTAGACAACCTGTACTTCTAACTAATGATAATTTAGAAATAAGTGACTATGATGTTGTTATTACAAAGAATAAGATTAGAGGTAGAGGTAAGAGCTTTGCTTTTTATATAGAGACAGAAGAGGGTAAAGATTGTAAATTACTTGGATGGAATATTACATTAAATGGCAATTCAATTACTTAATTACAAAGAATTAACAGAAGAAAATTATGAAGAGATATTTAAATTAGCTAAATATTCTTGGGATAAAATATCTTCTATTAAGGCGGATAGAAGCTCTGTCTATTCTCTTATTGATAAGTATAAAAAAACAAGTATTTTTATTTGTAATAGTAATAAAAAGATTATAGGATATGGAGGATGTATAATACATCCTCATATTTTTAATAATAATTATCTTGTTATGTCTATTATTAGTATTGCTGTAGATAGATCAAAGTATAAAATTTTCTATACTATATTGAAAGAGATAGAAAAATTAGCTAAAGAATATGGTTGTGAAGAGGTTTCTTTCTCTACTAATGATATATTTGAAGTTAAAGAAAAAAATCTAATTAAACATGGATATCTTTATAGAGGAAATAGTTATATTAAAGAGGTGACTTATGGGGTTTGATCCTTTAACTGCTGGATTTGTAGCATCACTTGCTATTGGAGCTTTCTCTACAGTTAAGTCTCAACAACAAGCAAGGAAAGCTGCTGCTGCTCAAAAAGATGCTACAAGAGCACAACAAGCTAGTTCTGCTGAACAACAGGCTAATCAGAGAGCACAGCAGGAAGCTGAAAGAAGACAACAGGTTCGAGAGAATAGAATTAAAGTTGCACAGATTATGCAGAATAGCGAGAATACTGGAACATCAGGTAGTTCTGGGGAAGCTGGTGCTGTAAGTAGTTTGAATACTCAAATGAATACTAATCTTGGATATATTAATGGTGCAGCAATGCATACAAATGCTGCTAGTGGATATAATCAAAGAGCAAGTGATTTGTGGTTCCAAGCTACACAATATCAAAATAATGCTAATAATTGGCAACAGTATGGTAGGCTTGGACAACAAGCTGTAAGCGTAGGTTTTGGTATATACGATAGTAGTAGTCCTACACAAAATTATACACCTACAAATGTTACTAATGTAAGTAATACAGGTTATATTAATAATATGCGTAATCTGTATGTAAGGGGTTAGTATGAATGAATTTGATTCTGCAAGAGATATAGAAGTTGATGATAATCCTTTGTTTATAATGCCAAGTCCTTCTGTTGCTAAGGTCAGTAAAACTACTGATTTAGTTAATCAAGGAAGAGAATATCTTATTCAGAATCTTCAAAATATAAATGAATCTAGAGCATTTCAAGAAAATGAAGCTATAGGAAACAGGTTAGAATATTATAATCCTGATACAAAAGAAGAGAGAAAAGTAGAATTAAATCAGGAGTTTTTTAATAAATATGATTTAGCTTCTAGAGTAGATGCTGAATATGCTATTTTCAAGGAGAGAAGAAAAGGGACACAATCTGCTATTAATACAGCACGTGCTCTTATTGCAAGAGAGAGGGAAAATAATGAAAAGAATAAAGCAGACCCTTTCACTTATGAAGGAGCTTTATACGAACAAGGTATTAGTACAGATAGTGATTTGACGAGAGGAATTTTCTCTCCTGTTACAAATGCTCTAGATGCTTTTTCAATAAGAGAATTTGGTGGAGAAGACCCTATATCTCTTCTTCTTAATACAGTATTAAGAGGGGGGAGTGTAGAAGATATTAGAGAGAAATTTAAAAATGCTTCTCCGGAAGAGCAGAGAGCATATGTAGAGAGTCTTACAAACAGTATTGTAACTGATGGTAATATTCTTACTCCTGATTATGCTTCAAAGTTAGAAGTCCTTGAAAAGATTGTACAGGATAATTATACGACAGGGGAAAAACTATTTGATAATACCTTATCTATCCTTGATTCTATTGGTGCATTACAAACAGTAAAAGGAGTTGTTAAAGGAGCTTCTAATGCTGTTAGAGGTGCTTCTACTTTGTCTAAAGCAGAAAAAGCTAATGATATTCTTACAGGTCTTAGAGGGGTTAGTAAGCAAGATGATTTTATAGCTAAAGGAGATTCTCTTGTAAGAGCTAGGGATATTAATGTTGTTACACAAGATAATCCTTTAGGACTTCCTAAAGATGGTAGTCAAAAAGCTATTAATGATGTATTGGCAAGACAAGCTTTAAATTCTGAAGGAGAGCAGAAAGAAATCTATGCAAAGATGGTGGAATCTGCTACAGGACAAACTCCTGAACAGGTTATTGCAAGTAATAATCTTCCTACATTAAATGATCCTTCTGTACCTCTTGATAAAGAATCAATTTTAAATGTTGTTAGAGATTACTCTTCTGAAAATATTACAGAGTCCAGTAAGATTAAATTAATAGAGGATATTGAAAAGAATTTTGCAAAAAGGGCTGCTAGTAATATTGATATTGATGTTGAAGGCCCTTTTCTTTCTATTAAAACTACTTTAGGCTCACAAGAAGGAAAAGCTTTCTCCTCTTATTCAGAAGCTAAAGCTGCTATTGATAATATTATAAAAGATATTAATGAAATTGGCTTAAGAGCTCCTGAATTTAAGGTAGTAGGTGAATTAGAAGGAGAGATATTAGACATTAGTAAGGTTTCTGATTATTCTAATATTGATAATTTCTATTTACAATTAAATCATAATAGTGATATTAGTTTTAGGATGAAGAATGCTGAAGCAGAAGCTGCTGATATTGTAAGTAGTGTATTTGATTCTCATCCTATTACAAGGGGGATGGCAAGAAATACATTAACTAACTCTGCTATTCTTCCTTCTGATTTTATTAGACCTCTTATGTCAGGATTGGAATATGGTAGAGGATTAGCTCAAAAGGTATTTAAATCTGATTTTAATGAAATTAATAATGCTATTAAAGCACTATCTAATTCTGATAAACAAAAGATTCTAGATACTATTATTAAAGGTAATATCTCTAAGAAGAAATTTACTCCTGCTGAATTAAGGAGTGCAGGACATACACAAAAACAAATTGATGCTATCTATTCTGTCTATAATGCTCATGAAAAAGAATGGGTATTAAAGAATCTTCTAAATGCTAGAAGATTGAATAAGAGAGGATTCAGATCATTAATGGTGGATGATACAAGATATTACGGTAGAGCTGTAAACAATCTTGAACCTTCTGCTTCTGTGTATGATTTAAATTCAAAGAGTTTGATGAAGTTGTCTGACTATAAGACAAAACCTTATGTTTATGAAATGGCTAATCCTATTGAGCATGAGGGTACTGTCTATCGTTATGCAGCTTCGATAAATGAACCTCAAACATCTGTTATCAATCCTTATTTTGATGATACAATTGGTAAGATTGAAGGTTATGTTGAAATGAGATTAAAACCAAATCAAGTATTTCTTGATTTGGATGGAAAGACAATAGGCGTTGCCAAGACAAGATTAGATGCTTATGAAAGAGCTAAATCTATAGCAAGTAGTAAAGGTAGGGATATTTCTGATTTTAAGATTAGATATAGTAAAGAATCGTCTGGGCCTACAGAAGGTTTGAGAGAAGCTGATCTATCTGTCCCTAGGGAAGGTATTCAATTTATCAATCAATCTGCTATGGATGCTATTATTGATCCTTTTGACAGTATTAGATCAGGTATATCAAAGACAATTGAGGATATTCAATTAGAGCCTATTATGGATGTTGCTAAGAGAGATTTCATGACCTTGTATGGTGATATGGTTAGAAATCTTGATGGAACAGTAAGTGGAAGTTTTCCTCAATATATTGATCAGATTAAAGGAGCTGGTAGAGAAGCTAATAGAGCTAGAAAGATGTTTGAGTATATTCGTACAATTGAAAAGAATACATTCAATGAGATTGATGATTTATTCAAACAACAGATTAATACATATGCAGAGATTATTGGAGAGAAGGCTGTAGAGAATGGTGGCTTTATGGCTAATGTCTATGCTAAAGGAGAGAAAGCTCTCTTAGCAGCTTCAAGAGCTAATCCTCTTCAGTCTGCTAGACAAGCTACTTCTATTGCTTATATTGTTCAACATCCATTAAGACAGTCATTATTACAAGCTACACAGGCTTTAAATATTGTTGGTATTGATCCTCTAGGTGTTGTTAATGGAGACTTTGTAAGAATAGCTGGTGAAGGTTTATTTGGTGTCTCTGGATTGAAAGCTAATGTCTCTAGTAAAGTTGCTCCTTTTGTAGATATTATAGACAGAATAGGATTATTCAATAATCAATCTACTGTAGGTTTTGTTGAAGAAGCATTACGATTACAGAGAGGTGGAGCATTTAAGAAAGCATTAATTGATTATCCTGCTCTAGGAGCTATATATGGTGAAAAATTCCAGCAATATTGTAGTGCTGCTGCTCTATATAGTAAATATGTAAGAGATAATGGTATTGAATGGTTTTCTAATAAGAGGAATGTAGATCAGTTTGTAGAGCAATTAAGAATTATTACAGGTAGCCAATCTAAAGTAGAACAGTTTGCTTATGAAAGAAATTATTTCTCTTTATTGATGCAATTTGTACAAACTCCTCACAAGATGATGAGTATGCTATTCAATAAAGAAATTCCTGCTGCTATGCGTACAAGAATAGCATTGACAGAAGCTGTCTTCTTTGGTTCTGGATATTATGGGTATAACGCTATACATAAGCTTGTTGGTGGAATTGAAGATGCTGATCTCTCACAAGCTATTGAGAGAGGTATATTTGGATTAACTGTTAATAAACTATTTGGTACAGTTATGCAAACTGAAAACTTCTCTCCTACTGACTTTAATGGTGTTATTAGAGGATTGATTGAATGGACTTCTGGTGATAAAACATTATGGGAGAACTTCTCTATTCCTGCTGTAGGATTAGCACAACATAGAATTGCTCCTGTCATTAAAGATTTCTTGGCAATTAGTGGTATTATAGATAACCCTGATGGAAAGACGTTAAGTGATGCTGTTCTCGATATTGGAAAGATTAGTTCAGGAATTGCTGCTGCACAAAGAGCTTATGTTGCTTATACTACTGGGAATTACTACAATAGTAAAGGGGAAGTAATTAAGACTGGATTAGATGGTAAACAATCATTTGGTATTCTTCTTGGATTCCAACCTGAAACATATAAGAATGTTGAATGGGATATGAGAAAAGCTCTAATGGAAGATAGGAAGGGACAGACAGAAGAGATGCTTAAAGCATATGATGCTGCATTGACACAAGTGAATGATATGTTCCCACCTAAATCTGAAAGGACTTCAGTAGATGAAATAAATAGAGCTACAAGAGCTTTGTCTATTATGGCAGCTTCTTTTGTTGGTAATGATCCTAATAAAGCTGTTGCTTTGAGGAGATTTACCAATAACAAATTAAGAGAAATTATTAACGGAAAAGATAATAATATGGCTTGGTTTTACAGAAGCCAAATGAAGAATTTGAATGGAATGACTGATGATATGGAGATTGCTATGACAAGATTGAGAAGTATTGATCCTGACAGAGCTAGACAGATTGACAGTATGCTTCTTGATTTGAAAGCTCCTTATCAATATGGAGATTACGATGGCGGAGAATGAATCTATTCCTAATACAGAGATTAGGAATACAAAGAATTATAGAAATGAAGAAGTGCAATCTAGACCTTTTCAAGATTCCTTATCTAAACCACAAGTTGATTCCAGACCTACTTATGGAAGTAATGTAGGTAGAGCTATTGATACAGGGGGTTTTGCTGGTGATCTTCTTGGTGTTGGTATTAGAGCAGGACAATTCTATCAGCAATATGATGAAGGGCCTGATATTACTCCTTATTTGAATAATAGAAAAGAACTTCAAGATGCTATTGCAACAGGACAGATTTCTCCTGCTAGAGGTTCTGCTTTAAGAAAGGTAATGAGAGATAATGCTCTTGCAGCATATGGGAATAATCCTAAAGCTCTTAATAAGATATTCAATGTAGAGAAATTAGCTACATTAGGTTCAGAAGGTGTTGTCAATGAATATGAACAGAGAGTGAATAAATTAGCTTCTGATTATTATTCATTAACTGGACAAGCATTGAATACACAAAATGAATCAGACCTTACTAAGGCAGAGAAATTTATTTCTGATAAGAAATCTCAAATGCTTAATGCTACTCTTGCTCAATTACAAGCTCAACAGCTTTCTGCTGAAGAGAAAGTATCTGATACAACATATAATCAAGCATTGTTTAAGATTGTAGATAGTGCTGTTCCTCTTTTACAGACAGAACTTGAAAAGATTTCTGGATATGTTCAGAGAGGAGAAGAAGTTCCTGCTGAAGTTATGAACAATCTCTTTCTTGGTGTATCTAGATCAAAAGCAGATTTTGCTAAAGCTGCTGCTGGTAGGACACATCTTCCAGCTTATGCTAGTGGAATGTCTCTTATGGATAATACTATTAAGTTTGCAAATAGTTGGGCAGGGTTAAATGAAGAGCAACGTAAGAGAGAATTGGAGAGCTTGACATATCAATCCACTCTCTCTTTGTTAGGAGATATTGACAGTACTAATGCTGCTTATATTAATACTATTCAAGGTCTTCCTCTCCCTGTCAAACTGAAAGCTGCTTCTGTATGGGCTTCCTCTTATAGGAATATGAATCCACAAGCAAAGGGTCAATCTGCTATTGCAGCATTAGAAGCTGCTAATAAATCTCAAGATTCTGGATTCTTTGCTAATACATTAGCTAAGCTTGCAGGTTCTGTAGATTTCCATCCAGAAGTTATGGATTATTATGTTAATGTAGGAAAGCAGAATGAGAGATTGTTCCTTGAATCTTTGAATAAGATGAACTCTGAAGACAGGAGTGCTCTATTCAATAATATTCAGAATAACATTGTTACAATGGAAAAGGAATTATTGAGGAAAGGGGGAGTACTTACAAAGCAAGCAGGAGGGGATACAGAGGTACGTAATACAGTAGATATCTTCATCCTTAATGATGGTATTAAGGTACAACCTAGAGCTGGTGTATGGCCTTCTCAAAGAGTTACACAATATTGTACTGATGTCGAAAAGACAATTAATAACAGACTATATTTATGGGCTGCTGCTAACTCTCTAGACAAGAATAATATTGATATTAGTAAATTAATGAATACTCAATTGTTAGAAGAATTGAAGAATGATGTGTCTAAACTAGGAGTAGTGAATGACAGAAGAAAAGGAAAATAATGAAGGAGATGTAGGATATGATACAGAGAGAGTTCTGTATGAGACTTTTCAGGCTTTCTCTTTTGCTACTGGCGATCATACTTTCCTACAATCTTTTGCTATTCCCAAAGTGGCTAGCCATAGTGTAAAACAATATGAAGCTGCTAATAAACAAGCTTCTCCTTCTCCTACCCCTGATACACTATGGAACAGAGATACAGGAAGAGATTATTATATGACTGTCAATCATATAGAATCTGGTGGGAGAAGTAGAGCTAAAGCTTCTACTAGTTCTGCTTATGGTCCTTTCCAATTTACAGAGGGAACATGGAATAGATATGTCAAGAAGATTGGAAAAGATTATTCTCTTGAGGATAGAGCAGACTATGGAAAAGCATTAGAAGTGATGCAAGCTTTTACAGAAGATAATAGAAGGATTCTTACTTCTTCTCTTAGAAGACCTGTCACTAATATGGAGTTATACACTGCTCATTTCCTTGGTCCTCAAGGAGCTGTTAAGTTCTTACAAGCTGATGACAATGAGAATGCTTCAAAATTATTAACAAGAGCTGCTCTGTCTAATAAAGCTGTATTCAAGACAAAGACAGGAAGGGATAGGACAGTAGGAGAGATTAAAGAATTAATTGCTAGAAAGTATTGGAGCTATAATGGCAAAAAGAGGTCAATATAAGAAGAATGCTAAAGCTGATTCAGTAAGACAGAGGAAATATAATTCTTCCCCAGAACAGAAGAAAAGAAGAGCACAAAGAAATAAAATAAGAAGAAAGCTAGAGAGAGAGGGGAAAGTAAGAAAAGGTGATGGTAAGGATGTAGATCATCGTAATCATAACACTAGTGATATGAGTAGTGATAATATCTCAATTATGGATAGAAGTTCTAATAGAGCTAAGAACCAATGGGATAAGAGAAAGAGAAAAAAGAAATAATATTAAGGAGAGGAATTATCCTCTCCTTTTTTTAATTATACTTTCATAATAAAATGTAGAGCACGATACGCTGGTAGTGTGCTTACTGTTGTACTAATATTAACAGAATGAGAATGTGGTTGATTACCACCTGATGCTCCTGTATATAATGTTGCTGCAACTACATTTGTAGTAGTAGTGGCTACTCTATTAGATGTAGAAATTTCTTCATTCCTGTAATCATTTTTTTCTATACCATGTGAATGGCTAGGCATCTGGTCAACAGTAAGAGCATGACCACCTGTACTTCCATTAATTGAAACAACACTGCTATTACTACCCCCAGTAGAACCTAGAGGATAAGAACTACTAGCTCCTATTGGAAATACACCTTGTAGATTAGGTGTATTATTCTCTCCATTACAAAGTACCCAACCATCTGGTATTTCAGATTCAGAACCATACCATAAAGTGATTACACCACTGGGAACTCCACTTGCCCCCCCTAAATTAGCCATAAGCATACTCCTAAATAAAGACATAAATTATACCTTAATTAAATATTTACTTGAAATTGGAAACTTCTCAATTAGAATATCTCTAATCTTTTCTCCTACAATCCTTGCTTCCTTTTGTGCATGAGGATGAATACGTAGATTAACAACTCTTGCAAATGCTGCTAGAGTGCCTGTCCATACCCATTCTGTCATTGTATTAAGAGGAAGAACAGAACGAGCTATTTCTGGTGCTACATTCATCCGTAGAAGGTATTTATAGGCCATTAGAGAGGATTTTGAAGTCTCCTTAATAGGGTTATACTCTATATCAACTAAAACGTCCCCAGAGCCTTGTTTTACGTTCTCAGCACGTTCTCTTAATTCTGGAAGATAGAAGGTAGGTTCAGAATCTACATAACGTCTAGACACTTCATTCCATACTAATCCTACTTGATGCTTAACTAATTGTCTAGCTACAAAGATAGGAGCTTTAATTCTAAGAGAGAGAGTAGCATGACCGAATGGTGTCCAATGATTATTCTCTGAAAGATATTTGATGAGTTGTTCATCTCTGTCTTCAAACTCTTCATGGAACTTATCCATACTTACTCTAGCTGCATTAACGACAGAGAGATCACTTCCCATTACATCAATACATTGTACTTTAATATCTTCAAACATGTTAATATAGTTTCTTAAAAGGATTGATTGAGAAAACAATTTGAGCAGGAAGGTCATAACCTCTAGATGCTGCAAAGTTAAATTTCCATCCTATTCTCCATCTGAAATAGAACTTACTACACCATACCCATCCTCCTTTGAACTCAAAACCTGCTGGTTTATTTGTATAAATATCATAAGCAATTCTCTTTTCATGTGTGAAATCATCGCTGTCTTTCCATTCTCTTTCATCAATGAACATTTCTTTGTCATTCAATCCACACACGTAAGTAGAGAATCCTTGTCCAGTATTTCTCCATTGCCATTTAAGACATACCCACCATCTCCCCCAGTAGGTATTTACTTTATCTTTATTTTCATTAGCAAAACCATCATCTCCATCTACACCAAACATATTACTGTCAGGAGTTTGGAACCAAGACAGAAATACAGGGAGGTTTCCCTCCCTGTTTACAAATAAGGAAGTAATTGGAGATAATATCAATGCTAAACAGTTAAAGATTCTATCTGCAATAGATAGAATTATCCATTTAGTGATGATATTTAACATAAGAAAATTCCAACTCCTTAATCATTTTCAACAACTGTTTCTTTGTAAAATCTACAATAGTAGTAGCTCCACAATTGACATACAATAAGTACAAACCATCTTCTTCTTTAGTCAGTCTAATTGCTCCTGTACTTGTAAGTATTCTAGCTTTAGAGAAATTCTTCTTATTAATCTGTTTAAAGAAATCAATTAGTTCTTTACTGACATACCCTACTTCAACTCTATTAATGTACAATGCATGATTAAATAGAAATGGGATAATTTCATAATAGTCAGTATCCTCAATATTATCTGTCGTAAAATCTTTATATTTAGAATCAATTACTGCCTGTGCTACCAAATCCATTTTCACCTCTTTCTGTTTCTTCAAGTTTTTCAACAATTTCAATTTCCACTTTATTAATTGGAAGGATAACAAGCTGTGCCATCCTTGTAGGTTCTTTAATCATAGAAGATTTAGGCATCCATGATGTAAGTCCTAGTTTAATTTCTCCTCTATAATCACTGTCAATAACACCTACAGAATTTACAAGTCTTATCCCAGAGAATCCAACACTGCTTCTTGGAAAGATAAGTCCAACATGGTCTTTAGGAATTTCTACTTTAAGTCCTGTAGAAAATACTTGATTATAGCCATAATAAATTGTATTATCTGCTGTAACATTATTAGGAAGAGCATAGAGATCAATTCCTGCACTTCCTTCTGTCTTATATCCAATCATTTCAGGAGTAAGACGATCATCTGTAATTACCACTTTCATAAATTATTTCATCCGTAAAAACTGTTCCATAAATAGAAATTATCTTCTTTAGTCTTAATAAGATTTTTTATATCTTCTTTAATATAGATATTAGTACCATCTTTTAGATGAATAGTATTTACCTTAGCTCCTTTTACTGTTTTACTAACTAAATATTGAATGTAGAGGGGATTAATATAAATCTCTTCATTATCATAAAATCCAGTTACTTTTATTAAGTTCATTTCTTCTCTTTATTTCTTTCTTCTACCATCTTACAAAAAGGACATTCATCTAACTTAGATGCTGATCTTGTTCCACATTTGTTACATTCATATCCTCCTCTAATAAGATCAACCATTGGATTATCATCTTTCGGGGGAGGAAATTGTACATTCTTATTATTAATCATATTTACCTCTTTTAATTACGTCAATATCAGAAAGGATATCCACACAAGCAACATACTCTACATAACCTACACCATCCAAGTCATCAACCAAAACAAGATTTATGTCATCTTTAGGTCCTGTCCAAGAACTATGATCGTCTAGGATACAATAATGAGTTACTTCTTTATGATTATTAAGCCATGCTCTTATTGTCTCATATCTTGTATTCTTTCTTTCAGGAATAAAATCTTCTGTAAAATAATATTCTTTTAGTTCAGGACAGATAGAATTAATTTCATCATAGAATTGATTTAATGTATGATTATATTGTCCCCAAGAAGAAGAAAGAACAATCCTACATCCTGTATCTTTACAAATCTTATAGACAATCTTTACAGCAATAGGATCAAATTCTCTCCATACATTCTTAGAGACAATATTATATCTCTGTGTACAAAGAACATCATCTATATCAAGAAAAAGAATTTTCATGTTTCTTTTCTCTTTCCATTCTTCTAGAGAGCATTCCCTACAAACATCACTTTTAGCTATTATTCTTCCACAATTAGGACATGTAATACATGCTTCTTCCATAAGCTATTATTCCTTTTTCCTCTTGTCATAGATATTTTTACATTCATAGAATATATTATTCTCTTTATAAAATGTTCTTTGATTGCTACTTCCTCTTCCAATTAATTCAGGAGAGTATTTATCTTCTTCAAATTTACCATCAACAATAGCATCTACATAATCAAGAAGTTCTTTGTCTATCTCTTCAAATAAATATCCTGTCCAGATATAAATTGTCTTATTAGGAAATTCCTCTTTAATCCATTTACATATACCCTTAACAGTATCAATATTCTTTGGAGCTAGAGGGTCACCACCAAGAATTGAAAGTCCAGAGACATAATCTTTATCTAACAAAGATTTTAATACAGACATTGTATCTTCTGTAAATCTCTCTCCATAATTAAAATTTTGTTCTGCTTTAGCAAAACAACCTTTACAATTATGAATACATCCAGATACAAAAAGACTAATTCTTATTCCATCTCCATTAACTGTATCATTGTCTATGATTTTAAAATAATTCATTTACATACATTTCCTTGCTAGAAACTCTTCTCTTTTAGCATCATTGAACCTTGTTTTCCCTCTTCGAGATACTTCTCCTTTATATCCACAAACCCTACCAACTTCTACAATATTGTCACTTCCACAATTAGGACAAGTATCTGGACATTTCCTGAAATGTTCTTCACAATCTGTACAAGAAATACAATTTACATTAACACCTTGATAATATCCCATTTCCATTCCCCTATTGATGATAGCTCTAATTGCTTCTTTATTAGCTGGTTCGTCAATTCTTACATATTGGATATGTCCACCATTACATTTATGGAATAGATTGTATTCCAAATCTTGTTTCTTGATAGGATCAATTTCTGCTGTTACATCACAATGAAAAGAGTTATTGAAATAACCTTTATCACTTACTCCTTTTATTTCTCCATATTTCTTTTTAAACTGTTGAAGTTGTGTTCCACACAAACTTTCTGCCGGAGTTCCATAAAGAGAATAGAGATAACCGTCTTCTTTCTTAAATTGTTCAATTCTGTCATTAATATAATCAACAACTTTCTCTACTACTTGCTCTCCCTCATGTAATCCTTTTCCACTCATAAGGATATTAAGTTCATTAAGAGCTGTAATTCCAAATGAAGCTGTAAAGGATTTTACAATATCTCCTACTTCATCATCAGGATGTTTATTTCCTCCTCTAATACCTCCTTCACAATAAGCTAGAGGATTAGAAGAACATCTAATATGAGAGAGTTGATTATATCGTCTCTTAAAGAATCCTCTGATTACTTCTAGACACTCATCAATACCTTCATAGAAATTCTTATATGACATATAGATGAGAGGGAGATTCAATGAGACAACCCCTACATTAGCTCTTCCTACATAATATTCCTTACCTTCTTCATCATAATAAGGAGAGAGGAAAGACCTACATCCCATAGGACTTACTACTAATCCTGTCCTCTTATATACTTCTCCTGTATATCCAGCATCAAGAGAGACATAATCAGGATACATTGTAGCAGTATTACATTCGATAGCTTTCTCGTATAGGTCTTTAAATACTCCTTCTACATCAGACTTCTTATAGAGATAGACAAGTTTAGGGAAAGGCATCTCATGATGAATACGATAATCCATTAATTCCATACATATTTTCTTCTGGAAATCATGAAAATGTTCTCCTTTCTCTTCATCTTTCTTTTCATAATTACCAAAAGTGAAAGTAAGGAATGGAATGTCTCCTCTACTTGAGACAGTAGAATTAATATGATGTTGAAGACTTTGAATACCTTGCTTAATACTTTCAAAGACAAACTCAAGATTTTTTACTTCTTTAAATTCTTTACAAGCATAATAGGCAAGGACTCTATCTACTTCACATACTGTGAATCCGCCATACTGTTGTGAGCTTCCTGAATTGATAATATCAAACAATGCTCCACAAGCAGATTGGAATCTCTTTGGTTCTTTTGTAGGAGTATTGAGAATCTTAAATCCTTTTTTAAGGACAGCTTCTACATCAAAGAGACAACAATTAAAATTACCAAACATAATGTCTTTAAGGTCATGAATATAAATAAGACCTTCTTTCATCATGTCTCTTTCTTGTCTTGTAAGATAGAAGTTTCTTGAGACAACAGCACTATGCCATCCTCTAAATACAGATTGTTGTGTTGAAAACAATGCTGTATCATAATTAGCGTTCTCTCTATCTCCTGCATATTTCAATGCTTCAGTTTTCTTGAATGTTTCAAACAATTGATTCATTGTTTCTTTTCTGAAGTTGTGATAATCTTTATATGCAGCAGAAGCAAGAGGATTAACAGTTTTTAAATAATTAATTACCCTTGAATGAATTACTTCTACAGGAGTATTTTCTTTAAGACCTTTTCTAACTTTTTTTACAACACGTTGCAAGTCTTGTTCTGAAATTCTTGTTGAAGCATTATAAGCAGCTTTCAAACAAGCATCTTTTACTTTCTCAGGATCAAAATCCTGAAGTGTTCCGTCTTTCTTAATTACCTTCATCTTTTAATAACGCTTTTATATAATCTTGTGATCTTTTGTCTCTTATGTAAGTTTCTACAACCTCTTTAGGTTTATGTTCAATGAGGTACTTGAATCTATAGTAGTTAGCTATAGATTCTTCAAATTTTACATGGAAGTAAGATGAGAAATAGCATTTAGTACAAGCTATTGCTCTTGCTGGCTTATCATCCAATAATTTATATTGTACCTCACATTTGTTACCACATACTGGACAGGTTAGCATGTTCCATATTCATTATCAGAACATTCAGCACCACATGCTGCATATCCTGCAACATCTACCCAACTATCTTTATGAGAAGGAGAAGATTTCAATCTAGCTACTTTAAGGAGAATCATCATATTAGCTACATCTGTATGTGTAACAGGATGTCCTAAGTATGCTGTCCACATATTTGAAATGTGTGTAAAATTCTTGATTGTATCTCCATACTCTTTTTCTCTTTCTCCACATACAATATTTTTAGCTTCTTCAAGAATTTCAACCTTCATTTAATCTCCTTTCAACGATATTAAAAACTTCTTCTTTCATGCTATCTGGTACAGAGGAGAATAGAGAAATAATTTCCATTGGAGAAGTTACAACATTTCCTACTCTATTCTTCTTTATTTTTGCTACGATGCTCTCTGCGTATTCTTCCTTCTTCAAAAGATTTCCTTTTATGACAAGATTTACACAATACTTGTAGATTATCTTTTTCACAGAACATCTTTTCAATTACATCATCCCATGATGTAAATTCTTCTTGAATGATTGGAATGACATGATCGACAGCAACTTCTTTCAAAGGGAATAATTTATGACATTCGTTACATTCATAATGTTCTGCTAATCTACCTGTTTTCTTATTTTTTATTTTTCCTCTTTTTGCTTCGTTTAGAACATCATATCTAACTCCCCATTTTGTACTCCCTCTTCTCAATATTCCTTTAATAAAAGAATTGAATCTAGCTTCAGTCCATCTTCCGTTGTTCCTTACCTTCATTCTTTTTAAAGCCTAGAGTTTCAATAAACCTACTAACCAAAATAACTTTCTCGGCTTCTGTCACTCCACCTTCTTTAATTACTTTATCTACTTCTCCAAAGAGATAGTTTAGTTTATTTGCTTGTACTTTATTCATCTATACTCCACATTATAGGATTACCATCTTTATCCAATTCCCTAATCAAATATAGCAGTCTTCCTTGCTCTGTCAACATCTCCTTCCAAGAATCGTTGTATTTCGCTTTATAAGCCGTTTTAACGGCATTTAAACAGTCCTCTGGTAGGTGGGTATTACTTAGGAGATTAAAAGCCTTCACAGGCCCGCATTTGCCTAATCCAGGCACTGTATCAACAACATCTCCTGTTAATAGTTGAGAGCAGAAAAATTTATATCCAGTACCTTTTATTTGTGTTCCATGCTTATGCCTTTCAAGATTGATATTCCCATAAGAATCTACCCATTGCATAGGAAACATAGGTTGGTGACCTAATTCCCATCCAAAGTGATATCCTTCTACTTGTCTTAAATCTTTATCTCTAGTGCATATTACTGTATCTGCATAATCAAGTCTTGATGTTTGACAGATAGCCATAAGATCATCTGCTTCAAGACCTTCTTGTTCTGCATAAGGATAAATAGCTTTAAGATAGGCTTCAATGTTTTTATAATGAAAAGGTTTTCTTGATGGTCTATTTTTATAGGGAACTGTCTTTGCTAATTCTGTTCTGAAATTAGTTTTCCCTGTAAAGAATAGACGACATTCATCACTATTAGTCATAGCCATGATGTTGCCTATTCTATTTTCAAGAAGTTCTTCTACTACAGAGAAAGGAGGAGGTTCATCAGAAACATCCTTCCATTTAGTTTCAGCAGCAAATCCTATTTCATATCTTAATATATCCCCATCAATTAGAGCAATCATTTTCTACTAGAAACTTCAATAGATTTTTATCTACGACAGAAGTGATTGTTTGAATTTCTCTCACTTCAAGAACACCCTTCTGTTTTTTATTCAATACAGATAAGGATTGTCCATTAATATTTACATAAGAAGGTTCTCCGTCAAATAATACAAAAGTGATTTCTACTGTATCTGATTTAGAATGGGCAGTCATCTGAATTAATCTCCGGTGCTTTGTTAGTTTCTTCCGTTACGCCAGAAAGCAATTTCTCAAGTTTACTTCCTTTATATTCAAGATTAGAAGTGATTCTTGTCCTGATAAATTGAGGAAGCTTTTCAAACACTTTAAGATCAGGATCATCCAAATCAAAGATGATAGCATCATTAACAAGAGGAGGACAGCGATTAGCATCTCGTTCTCTCATCTTAGCTACAGCAGAGATGTTATTATACACTTTACCATCTTTGATATTATTGGCAATAGTTATTGTTACAGGAGTTCCAAGACATTTAGAGAAGTCTCCGTTATAAAGATTATCACTATCGAAAGCTTTATAACGCATAGTTGATTTAGCTTTCTCACTAGAGAGAGGAGAAAGATTAACCATTTCACTAATCCATCTTGGTTTATCTTCTACATCATTTCCATTCTCATCTTTCATGAACTCATCACAAAGTTCATAAGTGAGATTAATCATATATGCAGGAGCTTTTTCTTTTCCTTGCCAAGCTTTCTGAGGTTGAAGACCTAGATCAATAATCTGTACAAGTCTTGCATTATATGTTGCTGGTTCAAGAGGTTCTTGAGTAAGAGAGCTATTGTTATTAGAATTAGTTGGGACTTTCAGTGCCATTTATAATTTCCTTTGCTTTGTTATAAGAATCAATACATAAATTTAAATCATTTATTGCTCTGTCTCCGTCTCTTCCGACAGAGAGAACTCGTTCAACAACCTCTGGGTTAAGTTGGCATCTCTCTTTTCTATCTGAAGATTTGGTAATAGTGACGGACTTCTCTGGCAAGTACACCCTGACATTACCCCTATTGACGCGAGACATAAGATCAGAATATTTCTTTTCCTGTTCAGCATTTTCCTTTTTATATTTATCTACTAACTGTTCATAATGTTCCCTCAATGTTTGAGCTTCTTTTACTTGTTCCACAATTTTTTCCTTTTCTATCCTCTCTGTCTTATATTTATCATAGAATAATATAGACATAAAGAAGAATAACAAACTAGTGGATATCAAACCAATTTTTACCAATTGCTCCATTTCCTATGTGTGGACATGATAATTTATAATATTCTCCTGCATCTGCAATACATTGTTCAGATATTTTTTTAACATCTTCTGCAATCTCTGGATTACATTCTACTGTAAACTCATCCATACTGTTATGAAGTTCGCTACGCTTCTCCACTATTACTAGTGGTGTCGGACTATATCATACGTATTTCTACGTCCCTCTGCTTCGATTCCGCTTGGAACCTACTCTACTCGATTCCAGTTTCCTGTTCTTTCGATAGTCTCTGAACCTTACAATAATAGTCTTGGCTGCTGATTATCCATTTCAGGACTTCCAGCAATTCAAAGGGTTTTCATACCACAATGATGTTTATGGTACCAACTAATTACTCCATATTCCTCTCCCCATTTATATTTCTTTGCAAGTCTTTCATGAAGAAGATTATAAGCTTTAGTCATCATAATTGCTTCATCAGATTGAAGAGCATAAACAAGACATTGCCTTTCTGTTGGTACATAAATAGGTCTTCCATCTAATCCTTTAATGTATCCATCATAAAATTCAATACTTCCCCATTGATTCAATCTTGTCTTTGCTGTCTTTCTAAACTCTTTAGATAAACTATCTAATAAGTTTTTAAGAGCAGGAAGACCTTCAAGGAATCTCTTTCTAACATCTTCAGCTTCTGAAAGAGAGCAATCAATTGTCTTTGCAATCTTTGTATTGCCAGCTCCAAACAGAAATGCATAAAAACCTTTGTGTTCATATAAGTTCGCTACGCTTATACCGCCTATTAAGGCTGCTGCATATCACTATGCAGAGCAGACTATCTCTTTACAGATTCATCATCTGTACCCACCGCTTCCATTCGCTTGAATGTACTCCCTTTCGGGATAGTCGTTACACTTCCTAAATAATTTATAGCAGATATTAAAACTTTATTTAAATACTCTTCCTTTGTCATATATTATTTAGTTTAGCACGGTATTGTCTTAATAAGAGTTTCACCGTTTTCAATGGGTTTATAGACACCTAATGTTAAATGTCTTTGCTGTATCTCTGCTTGTCAAGCCAGCACTACGCATATTAACAGAATGAATATCTGTTCCTTTCTTCTTGTCTCCTTCAAGAACAGCTTTTGTATATTCAGGATCATTCATTCTTGAACATAGCATTCGTATTTGGCATCCATCACTATCTGTTCCTACAAGGACTTTCCCTTCTCTTGAAGAGAATATTTTTCTCATCTGTTTCCCATAGAAACTTCCTGCATGTGGAATATTAACAATATTTCTATGTGTAGCTCTCCCTGTTACAGCTAAGTTTGCAATGACAGAAGCAATAGCCCCTTCTTTTACAACACTTAAGAATCCTTGTATAATTCCTAACCTCTGCCTACATTGAACTCTCCTTGCAATTAGTTTTCCAAGCTTACCATTAATCCCTTTAAACTCATCATCCTTATTGAATGAAGGACTTGTTCTCTCTCCTTTAGTATTTACATTCCATTCAAGAGGTTCCCATCCTTCCTTTAACAAGAAGTCTTTTGTTTCTTTATTGGAATTTAAATCCGTAATCCGAAAAGACACCCTAGAAAAAGGGCCAACAATGTCCGACACATTAAGATAAGGATTACAATGAGCAACCCAAGAAGTGACAGAACGAGAATAAGACCCGTCCTTGTTAAAAGGCTTTTTAATGTATTTATATTTACCCTCCTCATCCTTTAGTTCTTCAATGATTAAAGTATAAGGAAGATATTTTTCAATAGCCCTATCAATTAATTTAATCCATCTTGTAAGCTGATTAATACAGAAATGAATGTAATCTATATCTACCTTCCATCCGTATTCCTCTTGCTTTTGAAGATTAATAAATAGTTCTTGTGTGAGTAAGAATGCTTCTCTCCATCCCATCCCCTTAGCTTCTTTCATAAGCTCTTTATAGACAAGAGCAAGGATTTCTACATCCTCTGTACACCTATGAAGCATATCTTCAGAAAACACTGACCAATCTTCATGTTCAGGCTTACCTCTTCCTACTCTATATCCCCATGTCTCAATTGAATGAGGTTTATTTTTAATAGGACAGATAGGAGGGACAGGACGTTTAGGATTCAACAATCTAGACAAGACAAGAGTATCTACTTTCTTCCCTTTATACTCATAGTTATATATCTTTTTAAGAGCAGGGAAGTCAAAAAATGTTCCATTATGAAAGATAAGGACATCTGCCTTATCCATAAATTCTAACATTTCTTTTATCTGATTAGGTCTAAATTGAAACACTTCTCCTGTATCAGCATCCTTAAATACACCACACCATACTTTTGTAATTGTATCTAAAAGACCATTTCCTTCCAAGTCTCCAAAGAATATTTTCATACATAACCTTTTTTAACTATGTCATTCTTGAATCTTCTGATAATAGTTTTTACAGTTGAATATGGAATGTTAAGAAGCCTATAGATTTCTACCATCTTCATATTCTCAATAACAAATAGAGAAATAATTCTCTTTCTTAATGGACTATCTATTGCATCAATATACTTATCCATATCTCTAATAGAGAGAGTATCCTGCTCTTCTACTATCTCGAATACATAGTCTGCTGATTGTCCTTTCTCTTTTCTCTTGAAGTCTTTAATTGCATTATCAATAATAGAAAGCATCCATTGATGGATTTGTCCATTAAGATATGAGAAAGTTCTATTCCATCTTAATGCTCTGTAGAATGCATTATGAAGAATATCCTCTGAATCTTCAATATTTTTTACCTTTCTATAAATATACGCAATTAAATTCGATCTATTTAGCTTGTAGTATTCCTCAATTAACTTATAATTATTATCCATTGGATTAATATATACCTGTAAATTTGTAAAAAAGATTCACTTTATTTCATTAAATAATCCAGTATTTTTATCCCAGTATAATGTACATTCACCTACTTCACCAAATTCTCTGTCTTCAAGGAGAACTAACTTACGTACATTCCTATCGTATTCAGACAATTCAGGATCACGGTTACCCTCAATACCAAACATGTAATTACAGCTTCTAGCCATTGCCCTACTACCTGCAAACTGGCTAGACAATACTTTCCCACCTCTTTCATGCGGAGGTCCTGAATCAGGATTTCTCAAATGACAGAAGATAAAGATTACAATATCTAAATCTTTTGCCATTGCTGATAATTCTTGTGAGATTTCTTGAAGCTTTACATTAGCTGCTGCTGCTTCCATACCATTAGTTAAATTGGTAATAGGATCAATAAAGACAGCTTTACATTTATTATTGACAACAGCATCTCTAATATCTTGCTTTAATGTCTCCCACCCCACATGCTGATAAAGATCAAGACAATACAAATGCTTATCCAGATAGTCAGCAGCCCTGTTAAATGCATCTTTGTCAAACTCTCGAGAAGGATCATGAAAGAATTTACCTTCAAGCTTTCCCGCAACCATCTTATATGTTTTAGGATTAGCTTCTTCAGGTTTACACAAGAAGATATTCCATCCGTATTCTTTTATCAACCATGCAGCAAGAGTATTTACAATTTCAGATTTCCCTTGTTTCTGTCCTGCTCCAAAATAGATTGTTTCTCCTGTCCTAATTCCTCTTGTCTTTTCTGTCAACCATGCCCAAGGATATGGTATTCCATATTCAGGTTCTTTCATTGCTAGCTGTCTTAAAGAACTTCCAGCAATGATTCGTGTATTCTTCTCTTGTTTAGCATTGAACATTACAGCATTCTTAGCTGCTTGCAAATGTCCTTTCTGTAAACATTCATTAGCATCCTTACAAGGGAGAGTAGCAACTAATGCATCAGGAATAACTTTAAGTGTCTCCTTAACTGCTGCTATTCCTGCTTCATCTTGATCGAATACTAATACCACTTCTTTGAAGAATTTACGAATGCCCTGTAAAGCCTTTAAAAGGGCCTTAGAAGCGCTTCCAGCTCCGTTAGGTATAGATACTACAGAAGGCTTACGATTTGCCCACTGAGTGCCTTTATGAGCTTCTATGATGATTTGATAGAGAGCAATAGCATCATATTCCCCTTCTGTTATATATAATCGTTTTGAACTATTCTTAATAGCAAGATTCCATCCGAATAAATCAGCATCTTTAATACTTCCTACTACCCAGATTCTTTTCTCTTCTAGAAGTCTTGCTTTATATCCTATTAGTTTATCCTCTTTATAATATGGAAAATAAGTAGCAATAGGACTAATACCATCAGATTCAGAAACAGCAATTTTGACATTGAAATCCTTTAAATATTCTTCTTTCAAACTTCTTGAAGGAAGAGAGATAGTTTTATATGAAGAGATTTCATCTATCTCTCTCTTTATTTCTGAATCTGATTTTTTTCCTAAGACAGGGAGATTCTTTATTTCTTCATCTGAAAGAACATTAGGAATATGTGTTTTACATCTAAAACAAAAACCATGTCCATCTTCAAATACTACTAGTCCTTTGTTTGTTCCACATTCATGAGGTAGTCTTGCAACAACACTAGACATTTATTTAACCTCAATATTCATCCATGACAAGTAAGCATCCCATTCTTTACAAGCAATTCTATATTCATTAAAAGTGTCATCTCTGTTTTTAGCAAGCTCATAAATTTTATTGAAGTTCTTGCTTACTAACTTAATAGATACATTATGAAGACCGATAAAGAATTTATCTTTATGAATTAGAATCTTAAGTTTCTTTTTACCTCTATGAACTGTGACAAGAGTTTTATGGTCATGAAACTTCTTAATATTGCTTACGACAGGGAAATACTTCCTTAGCTCATCAAAAGCTTTATTATTCAGATTAATCCAGTTATTCAATACAGCACTATAAATCATTATTTATGTCTCCTTTATTCAACTCCTTGTAGGACATATATACCTCTCAAAAGACAGAAAAGATTCATATGAATATTTATTTTTTAGACAGTGAATCTTTTTCTTAGTTAGACAAGTATAATATAAT